TGTACGATCGAGCTAGTGAGCATGGATGACGAGTTCGCACCTCCCAAGGGTACCAAGGGTAAAGTAATCCACGTGGATGACATCGGCAGCATCCACATTGCATGGGAAACCGGCTCGACTTTGGGAGTGGTACCGGGGGTCGACATGGTGAGAAAACTGGACGAAGAAATACCTATAAAATAGTGTATCTTATTTGCATATATACACTTGCTATATATCCCTCTTTGAGTGATTACTACAGTACGAAGAAAAACACACCAAAGAGAGGTAGCGAGCATGGAAAAGACAACACGGTTCGGAATCGAGATAGAGATGACAGGCATCACCCGCAAGGACGCAGCCTTGGCTGCCCAGACGGTCCTCGGTGGCACTCTAGCCTACGGTGGCTCCTACTACGACACCTACGAACTGAAGACCTTCGATGGCCGCACATGGAAGTTCACCTACGACGGATCCATTCGATGCGAAACCAAGACTCGAGGGATCAAACAGAGCGCATCTCGTCTGTACAGCGTCGAGCTGGTTAGCCCGATCCTCACCTACCAAGAGGACATCGAGAACCTGCAGGAGGTCATCAGGGCATTGAGGAAGGCCGGAGCCTTTACCAACAACTCCTGCGGCATCCACATCCACCTTGATGGGGCGACGCACACACCACGCTCGATCAGAAACTTCGTAAACATCATCTACGCCCGAAACGACCTGTTCTACAAAGCCCTTGGCATAGAAGCCCAGCGGGCACGGTATTGTAAAAAGATGGACGAGCACCTGGTAGCGACCATGAACCGCAAAAAGCCGACCACCTTCGCCAAGATCGAGAGCATCTGGTACGAAGGCTACCGGGGAAACCGGGACGCTCACTACCATGACAGCCGCTACCATTTCTTGAACCTGCACTCCTTCTTCCACGGCCACAAGACCGTCGAGCTACGCGGCTTCAACAGCACACTGCACGCGGGGGAGGTCAGAAGCTACATCGTCCTTGCCCTTGCACTGAACACCCAAGCGCTGACACAAAGCTCGGCGAGCACCAAGAAGCCCCAAGCCGAGAACGAGAAGTTCGCGATGCGCACCTACCTCAACCGCATCGGCTTCATCGGCGACGAGTTCAAGGCCTGCCGCGAACACCTGACCAAGCGCCTCACCGGATCAGCGGCATGGCGAAGGAGAGTTGCCGCCTGAAGGGGCGACGGATCTACAAGCTGAGGGCGGGACAACCGCCCTTGGGGTGGTAGAAGACCAAGTGAAGGAGTGTAACAACGATGAAGAAAGTCTACCTGGCCTATGGAAGCAATCTGAACCTCGAACAAATGGGATACCGCTGTCCCGATGCGGAGGTGATCGGAAGCACGGTACTACAGGATTACCACCTTGTGTTTCGAGGCGGCCGCCATAACGGTGTGGCCACCATCGAGATGAAACGGGGTGCAAAGGTTCCGGCTCTCCTTTGGGAGATCACCGAGAAGTGCGAGAAGGCCTTGGACCGCTACGAGGGTCACCCTCACCTGTATCGCAAGAAGCGCCTGATGGTGAATCTGGACGGTGATGAGCTCTTCGCGATGGCCTACGTCATGAACGAAGGACCTCCGCTGGCGATGCCGGATGCGTATTACTACGCGACAATCCTTGACGGTTACTACGACTGCGGCTTCGATGAGGGTATCCTCAAGCAGGCGGTTATGGAATCGATGGAGGCCGGCGATGACTGAACAAATCAAGGACCAGATCCTCAAGGTACGTGACAGCGGTCTGACGAACATGTTCGATATTCCTGCGGTGAAGTGGATAGCCATCCGGATGGGTCTTGCCGATCTGGCTTATTACTTGGACAAAGGCAATACCACCGAGTATGCGCATTTCATACTCACCGGCGAAGGCTGACAGGAGCCTTCACAAGGTGTCATACCCGACTCTGCATCAGTAGTGTCTTTCTTCAAATTATTGCTCTGTAACAGGTTGCTATAGTTTCCATATTGAGGGATATATACACCAACAAAACAGACACGGAGGCAAGAGCATGTGGAGAGAAGGAACTTTGGAGATCGGGAAAAGCGTTTTCAGGTACTGCATCAAGGTGTACGGCGAGGGTTCTGACTACGGCATCGACGAGGGAAGGATCTCCAAGCTGATGCTCAAGCGCGACGGCAGGATCGTGTGCAACTACGACCGCGGCTGGGACATCAGGCCTCGTGACCCGGATACCAGGCAGGCCCTTGAGAGCCTGAAGAAAACATACAACTGACAACAAGTACCCATCACTTCAAGGGACCCTCGCCGGGTCCCTTTTGTTTGCCCTGAGGAATGAAACAGCTTATGCCGAAACCGAAGAAATACACTCCTACATCCTTCATGGCGAAGGATTCAATCTACGACAAGGGCAAGGCCGACCATGCAGTGGGGTTCATCGAATGCCTCTGCCACACCAAGGGGGTTTGGGCGGGAAAGCCCTTCAAGCTGCTTTCCTGGCAGGAGAGAATCATCCGCGACCTGTTCGGTATCGTCAAGGCCGATGGATACCGTCAGTTCAACACCGCCTACATCGAGATTCCGAAGAAGAACGGCAAGAGCGAGCTCGCCGCCGCGGTGGCGCTGTTGCTCACCTGCGGAGACTTCGAGGAACGCGCTGAGGTCTACGGGTGCGCAGCCGATCGCCAGCAGGCCTCCATCGTCTTCGAAGTGGCAGCGGACATGGTGCGCATGTGTCCCTCGCTGAATCGACGCGTCAAGATCCTCGCCGCGACCAAGCGCATCGTGTACCTGCCGACCAACAGCTTCTACCAGGTGCTGAGCGCCGAAGCCTACTCCAAGCACGGATTCAATATCCATGGGGTGGTCTTCGACGAACTGCACACTCAACCGAATAGAAAGCTCTTCGATGTCATGACCAAGGGCTCCGGTGATGCCAGAGCCCAGCCGCTGTTCTTTCTGATCACCACGGCAGGCACCGACCAGCACTCCATCTGCTACGAGCAGCACCAGAAGGCCAAGGACATCATCGAAGGTCGCAAACACGACATTACCTTCTACCCGGTGATCTACGGCTCGGAAGAGGACGACGACTGGACCGATGCAAAGACGTGGAAGAAAGCCAACCCGTCGCTTGGGCATACCATCACAATGGAAAAGGTGAAGGCTGCCTGCGACAGCGCACGGCAGAACCCGGGCGAGGAGAACGTGTTCCGCCAGCTCAGGCTCAACCAATGGGTCAAGCAGGCGGTGCGCTGGATGCCGATGGAGAGGTGGGACCAGTGCAACTTCCCCATCGATGCCGAGGAGCTTGAAGGCAGGGTATGCTATGGGGGTCTGGACCTCTCAAGCACCACCGACATCACCGCATTCGTGCTCGTGTTCCCTCCCAGGGATGAGGCCGACAAGTTCGTGATCCTCCCCTGGTTCTGGATTCCCGAGGACAGCTTGGGCCTTCGTGTGAGGCGTGACCATGTGCCGTACGACGTATGGGAGCAAACGGGCCACATCCAGACCACCGAGGGAAACGTGGTCCACTACGGCTTCATCGAGCATTTCATCGGCGAGCTGGGCAAGAAATACAACATCCGAGAGATCGCGTTCGACCGTTGGGGAGCGGTGCAGATGGTGCAGAACCTCGAGGGCATGGGCTTCACCGTGGTTCCCTTCGGCCAGGGCTTCAAGGACATGAGCCCCCCGACCAAGGAGCTGATGAAGCTCGTCCTGGGCAGGGGAATCGCACACGGGGGACACCCCACTCTGAGGTGGATGATGGACAACATCTTCATCCGAACCGATCCGGCGGGGAACATCAAGCCCGACAAGCAGAAGTCAACAGAGAAGATCGACGGGGCGGTGGCCACGATCATGGCACTGGACCGGGCGATCAGGTGCGGGAACGAAGTGCGCGAATCGGTCTACGAGGACCGGGGAATTCTCTTCATCTAGGAATCAGGAGATACACATATGGGACTCATATCCAAGCTTGTCACCAGAACGCGTGACAAGCCGCAAAACAGGACCAGCGGGTCCTCATACAGTTTTCTCTTCGGAGGAT